CCTGGAAGATGGCACCGAAGTGCTCATGGACCAGGAGCAGGGCAATGTGCTGAACGAGCAGGGTGTCGCAACTTTCATTCGTTCCGGTGACTTTGTTGTCTGGGGCAATGAAACCTGCTGCTATCCCAAGAACACCGACCCGAAGGACGCTTTCCTCTGCGTCCGCCGCTTCTTCAACCACACCTGGACCCAGTTCGTTTTGAACAATCAGAGCAAGCTGGATAAGCCCATGAACAAGAAGCGCCTGCAGAGCATCATCGACAGCGAGAATATGAGGGGCAGCGTGTATGTGTCTACCGAGGTCTGCGCCAGTTACAGCATGAAGGCAGACCCCGACCGCAATACCGCTGCAGAACTGGTGGCGGGCCATTACAGCTTCTACCAGTATTGCACGCCGTTCCCGCCGTTCAAGCAGGTCAATAACACGATGGAGTACGAGGCCGGCGCACTGGCTTCTGCTCTGTCCCTGTAAGGAGGACTGAACTATGGCTCTGAATATTTCCAGTGATCTGGTTCCCCAGGTCATCAATGACTACAACGCCTACACCGAGGACGATCTTCTGATCGGCCTGGCAGACGAAGTCACCCTGCCCAAGATCAAGAACAAAACCACGACCGTGAACGGTATGGGCATCGCCGGCGATGTGGATTCTCCCGTCCCCGGCCAGTTCGAGAGCATGGAGGCTACGCTGAACTGGAACACCATGTACAGCTTCGCCACCAAGATGATGAACCCCAACAAGAACATCCAGATCACCCTGCGTGCTGCTATGCAGAACGACAACAAGAACGGCGGCTACACCTACAAGGGTCTGCGCGTTGTTCTGGGCGGCCGCCCCAAGGAACTGGACCCCGGCAAGCTGAAGCGCGCCGATACCATGGGCAGTACCACCACCCTGGAAGTTACCCGCTACCTGATGGAGGTTGACGGTCAGACCGTCATCGACATTGATAAGTTTGCAGGCCGCTACTATGTGGATGGCGAGGATATGCGTGCCGAGATCAACGCTCTGATCTAAGGCCTGATACATGATGAAGTCAGCCGTCCCAAGGGTGGGGCGGCTGATTCTTTTTAACATGAAAGGAAACAACGATGGAGAATATCGTGAAGTTCGACAAGCCCTACAAGTTTGAGGGCAAGGAGTACGACAGTCTGGATCTGTCCGGCATGGCGAAGATGACCGTGCAGGATCTTGTTGATGTGCAGAAGAAACTTTCCGGTGAACTGGCTGCTCTGGCCGCAATGGAGGCTACCACCTCTTTTGCGCAGGAAATGGCCGTCAAGGCAACCGGAAAGCCTGTGGAGTTTTTCAAACTCATGCCCCGCGGCAAGATCAAACTGGTGCAGACCGCAGTGCTGAAGGCGATGGACAACAGCCAGAAGGCCGATGAAGTCAAGGCACAGCTGAAATCTCATGCCTTGAAATTCGCCGCACCCTACACCTACGAGGGCAGCGAGAAGGACGAACTGAAAGGCCAGACCTTTGAAGGCATCGACCTGTCCGGCGTGGGCGAACTGAACACCATGAGTGAATCAACGGCGGAAAACCGTCTGGTGGCTGCTGGTTTTAACACGGTGAACACTGGCCGCAATTACCTGTACTGCTGCATCATCGCCAGCATGGGCACCGGCTATCCGGTGGATTTCTTTGCTGGCCTGCCGCTGTGCGAGGCGGTAAAGCTGCGCGACGCTGTGGACGCTGATTTTTTCGAGTAAAGGGCGGGGCGAAAGGACTTAGGAAAGCGGCTATCCAGCTGTCCATTGCCACGCACTCCAACATGACCGATTTGCTGCACCTGCCACGGCGGGAACTGGTAAATCTGTGTAACGAGGTGTCGGACGTATGGCGGGAAATGGAGCATTAGATCTTAGCATCCGCATCATGGGCAAAGTGGATCCATCCCTGGCGAAAACGATAAGTCAGGTGAAGGGCCTGACTGGTTCGTTGGCGGGAGAGATGCGAGGCGTAAACTCCCTGGCATCTACGGTCACAAATGTGCTGGGCGTGGTCGGCAAAGCTGGTCTTGCACTTGGCGCAACGCTGACGGGTGCTGTTGCCGCAGGCATTCAGAAAACCACAAACGAGGCTGTGAAGCTGGAAGCACAGATGGCACCGGTCATGCGTTATGTGGACGGCCTTGCAGACAGTTCGGGCAAAGCGTCCGACCAGATGTCCGAAAATGGAAAGACCTATGCGCAAAACTATGCCGATATGGAGAACTACATCCAGCGGCTTAGCATGGAAATTCCGAGAACCACGGAACAACTTGCCACCATGAGCGCGGCTCTGGGTCAGTCTGGCAAGGACGTTGACGAACAGACCACAAGCGGTATCCTGCGCGACACGGCTGTGGCTGCTACGGCTATGGATCTGGATGACCAGACTGCCGGCGACTATATGGCCAAGTGGGAAGTTTCGTTCACAAAAAAGGACGAGAACGGCAACAAGGTCAATTACAGCCACGATGACGTTATGCGCCTGATGAACCAGATCAACTACCTGGGCGCAAACAATGCGACGACCGCCGCAGAAATTGCATCCAGCGTGAACAAATCGGCTTCTGTTGGCCAGCTGGCCGGTGTGGATCCATCGACTACGGCAGCCATTGCTACGGCAATGCAGGCTACCGGTGTTGACACGGAACACACTGGTACTACGATTTCCAGAATCTACACCAATATCTCAAAGGGCGATAGCGCAACCAAGGCCCAAAAGGAGATGTGGGCAACGCTGGGATTCTCGGCATCTGGTGTGGCAAAGTCGATGCAGGAGGATGGAACAGGGACGCTGCAGAAAGTCTTTGCGGCTATCAATCAGCTGCCGGACGAAAAGAAGCTGGACACACTGAACGTTCTGTTTAACCAGTGGGCGGTGGAAGGCGCAGCGAAGGTTACGAATAATCTTGATCTGCTGGAAAAAACGCTTTCTGAAGTGAGCGATGCAAACTACGACAACTACAAAAACAGTATGGAGCGTGAGTTTGCTATCAACAGCGGGACGCAGGAAAGCCTTGACATCATGCGCACCAATGCCAGAACGGTTCTGATGCAGGACGTTGGTGAGGCTTTCTTGCCCGCCCAAAAGGAACTGACACGGATCCAGCTGGACTTCTACAAGGAGATCGACGAAAGCCTACCGGACTTGTCCAACCTGGTAACGTCGGTACTGCCGCTGCTACGCAATGCAGTGAACGGAATCGGGGACGCCGCAAAGGCGGCGCTGCCGTGGATACAGAAAGGCATCGACTACACAGCAGAGCATGGGCCGGAAGTGGCAGGAGCCATTACGGCCATTGTTGCGGCGCTGGGAGCCATGAGCCTTGCGCCTGCGGCGTACAGCGCCGGAAGCACGCTGCTGTCCACGGTGGGCAACATCGTGATCGGAGGAAAGCCGAGCGGAGCGCCCGGCGGAACTTTTGGCGGCATCACGGTCAGAAACCTGCTGGGCGCATTGACCCCCACAAGCCTGATTCAGAAAACGGTGGACGGCACGGCGTTTGCTGGGTCGAACGCCGGAATGTTCGCGGAAAACGCAAAGTACGGTGCACAGATGGCTGGCATCGGAGCACAGCAGCCAGCAACGCGCCTGGGCAAGATCGGGCAGATGTTGGACGGCGCTGGCGTGGGCATCTGGGCAACAATGAAGAACTTCAAGGGACTGCGCAGCGGAACCAAGAAGGGGCAGACCGGCTTTGTAAATGACGTTCTGGAAGCCAGCACGAACGGCGGTGCGCTCGGTCTGCTGAAAAACTCTGGTCCCGGAAAGTACGTCACGGGTGTAGGCAGCGCTATAAGCGCACTGGGCAACACGGCCATCGGTAGCGGATTCGTAAAGGCGGGCGGCGTTGCAAAGCAGATCCTGTCCGGCATAGCGGGGCCGCAGGGTATCAACTTCCCCGGCATCTTTGCCGGCATGAAGTCCTTTGGCGGAGCAACCTTGTCTACGATGGGCGGGCTTGGGAAGTCTGCACTCGGAAACATCGGAAAGGCCGGAGTAGGAATCCTTGCAAAAACAGGCATTGTGCAGCCAGGCAGAGGAAGGGCACTCTGGCGAATGGCAACCAGCACGGTCGGCATGAACGGACAGGACGCTCTTGCACAGATGGGGTACATCTTTAGCCAAACGAAAGGCCCTGCAATTTTGGCGAATGCCAAAAACAAGGTGGTCGGCGGCGCAACAAAGCTGGCAGGCGGCGCAATCGGCACGATCAAAAACGTTGGTCAGTTCGCTGGCGCGGGGCTGAACGTGCTGGGTTCTACCGTTGGCCCGGTGGCTGCGAAGCTGGGTGGCGGCTTTATGACGTTGCTTGGTATGTTCGGACCGGCTATTACAAGTCTGGGCACGATGGTTGCCGTGGTTTCCATACTGGGAGATCACTTTGAGGATGTCCGCAACATTGTCGGCATGGTATTTGGTGAAGGCGGCCTTGCCGTATTCGACAAGTTTACCGGCAAAATCACGGGCATCGGAGATCTGGCAAAACAGGTGTTTGGGCAACTCTCCACACCGGAGGGCTTACAGAGCATTCAGGAAAAGCTATCCGGTTTCAGCATCGGAGGGCTGAACCTGGGCGATGTGTTTGGCGCAATGACCCCGGCTATCCAGACGGTAATGCCGCTGGTCCAGTCCTTTGTCGGTGTGTTCTCCCAGATCGTGGATCTGGGCACGAACCACATCAAGCCGGTGCTGACGGAGATATTCGGGTTTGTCATCAATGAGGGCATCCCGGCGGTTATACCGCTGCTGTCCACGGTGGTAAGT